GAGCAGCTTACTGCTAAGCAGATTACGGCTCGTTTTGGCATTGCCAATCCTGCCGCAGCTATCTCTGCACTTCGCTTGAAGGGCTATGCTATCTACTTGAATGAACACAAGACTTCAAAAGGTGAAGTTTCCAAGAAGTATCGTCTTGGCAATCCTACCCGTGAAATGGTTGCCGCTGGCATCCGTGCACTCATGGATCAGGGCGTTCGCTTCTAATCTAGTAATTTCATTACGAAATTATATTATATAATGTGTGGGGCGGTCTCGCCCCACATTTTTGTCCCTACACAGATACACCACTTATGAACAACGGCATAGCCGAACAACAGATTGGTGTATCTTTGTAGTGACAAATTTGGTTGTCTCTTCATGGATACATAGCATTGTTGTCAAGTATTTGTCTTGGTTCAATTGGACCTAACGGTCATTTTTGGGGTAATACAAAAGCATTGTTGTCAAGCTGTGTATCTTTGTAGTGACAAATTAGGTTGCCTCTTCAAGGATGCAAGTTCCACGATAGCTAGTGGGCTGTAATAGATAATGTGCAACATAAAAGGCGGTTCGATTCCGCTATGATGATCGATCATCAGCTTGCATCCGTGTAGAGACAAAATTGTAGCAGTATGGCACTGCTTGTGAAGCACCTACGGAAATGGTAGGAAAGCAGGTGAGCAATCACCTAACGCAACAAATGCCAGATTTTCTCTTCTTGGGTGGGGGCGGAGTTTTCCGCCCCCTTGAGTTGTTGGTCGGGGAAGATGGTAATCCGCAGGTCTCCAAAACCTTGAGAAGTCAGTTCGATTCTGACGACCTTCGCCAATTATGACATTGACAAATCTTGTTAATCTAAATATACTAGAACAATGGCAAGATCAACTACACCACGTGTAATCAAAAATAAACCAGTAGTGCCAGAAGATACCTGTCAATATATTGACATGGTGCAAGAATTAATTGATAAAATTGCAGACCAAGAAAATGCTTTGTGGCGTAGCGAGCAAGCTACATTAGCCAAAGCATTATTAGAATATATTCGTGAAAGTAACCAAAAACTTCGTGTTAGTGGTAAGTTTTGGTATGAACGTTGCAAGAATAAGGGTGATGTATGAAGGGTAGGATAGCGGTATTTTTAGATCATCCACGTGTAAGTGTTCACGGGGTAAATGGTTTAATGAATGTGCTATCACCTGATTACCAATTTAATATCTTTACACGCCATAATACACTACAAAAAAACTTCTTTGACGATATTGATATCATAGCCATACCTGGTGGCGTAGGCGATAGTGACACTTTTAAGCGTGTTATGCAACACCACAAAAGTAATATAAAGAATTTTGTTGCTAATGGTGGTCGTTATCTTGGTATTTGTATGGGTGCATATTGGGCTGGTAGTGAATATCTTGATATTCTCAAAGGTCGTGATTGCGTCCAATATCTAACTCGTCCCAAAACAGACACACGCCGTCCACATGCAAAAGATTTAGAAGTGACGTGGAATGGCAATAGTGAAAAGATATTCTGGTATGATGGTTGTGCTATTACTGGTCGTGGCAAGTTTGATGTTGTTGCTACCTATGCTAATGGCGATGTTATGGCAGGCTATCAAGATCGTATTGGGCTTATTGGTTCACATCCAGAAGCAGAAAAACACTGGTATGATGAATATACTTGGATGAAACCCAAATATATTGGCAAAGAACGCAATCATGAATTATTGCGTGATTTTGTTGATGAACTTATGAAACGTTAAACGGGGAAGTGTGTGCGGAATGGTTACGCCAAGGTCTGCAAAACCTTTTTATGTGGGTTCGAGTCCCATCTTCCCCTCCAAATTTTAAGCAAAGTTAGCAAATGTGGTCATTGCACTGGACTGAAAATCCAGCCAACTTGGTTCGATCCCAAGACTTTGCACCACTAATGCCCGAATAGTCCAATTGGTAGAGGCGTTCGACTCAAAATCGAAATGTTGTCAGTTCGAGTCTGACTTTGGGCACCAATTTCATAAAAGGAAAAAGCAAGTGAAACAGGACTGTATTTGTTAGGCGGTTATACCACTATAAAAAGAACATACATTCTCTACTCTACAAAGTGGTATCATATATCACCTAAACAGTATGAAGGGTGGTATGTTTTTGAATATATAAAAGATTTTCCTGACGGCATGTATCAATATGATTACTATGTTTGGAAAATAGAAACAAAAGGCTCCATCTTATAATGGTTATTATCCTTGACTGTCTATCAGGGGATAGGGGTTCGATTCCCCTTGGAGTCGCCAAATTATGGCGGTGCTGGCATGGTTGCTTTAACTAAACCACACTTAGGGTTCGATTCCCCACACCGCGACAATATCATGCTGGGGTTTGCATGGGTGCTTTAACTAACAGCCATGGGGTTCGATTCCCCACCCCCGCTCCAATTATGCTCCCTTCGTCTAGCGGCCTAGGATAACGCCCTTTCACGGCGGAGATCATGGGTTCGAATCCCATAGGGAGCACCAAATTACTGGCGCATAGCTCAGCGGTAGAGCAAACGCTTGATAAGCGTTAGGTCGTTGGTTCAAATCCAACTGTGCCAACCAATAATGCTGCTGGGTCGGTGGTGGACATCGAACCACTCTCATAAGGTGGACAAAACTGCTTCGAGTGCAGTCAGCAGCACCATAATGCCGTCTAAGTGTTAAAGGTTGCACACGAGTTTGTGGCACTCGTAGAACTGGATCGATACCAGTAGACGGTACCAATACAAATCATGGACCGTTAGCTGAGTTGGTTTTAGCGGGAGACTCTTAATCTCCGTCAACGTAGGTTCGAATCCTACATGGTCTACCATCGTTGCACTCTTAGTTCAGCTGGACAGAACGCTTGACTACGAATCAAGAGGTCGGAGGTTCGACTCCTTCAGAGTGCGCCAACTTGTCTATCTCAATAAATGCTTGCATAGCAGCCATGTGATGTCTAATATTTGCTTTATGCCAAGCATTATATACTCGTATTAGCGAATCTTCACTTGGTTTTTGTAATTCACAATACTCAAACATTTTGTTGCACGTATCAACAAAATAACTTTGTTTATAAAAAGCCAAAAATGGAAATTCAAAATGTTTTTTATATTCTATTCTTAAATAGTTTTGTAATTGTTTATGCAATCTACAAATTAATGCAGCATATCCTCTGTGCACAGTTAAACGAGTATTTGGTATATGTTTAAGACGCCGTTGAATCATTTTAATTTCAGGTTCGGTAAAGTCAAATGAAATATGAACAAATTTATGAAATTTTGATATATCCGTTATAATTACATCATCGCTGTGTAATCTATAAATTCTGCTATGCCATAAATCTACGTATGGCATCCAACGATAACTATTAATATTCTTTTGCTCACAGATTTTATCTATGTAATCTTGCTCTGATAAATCAGGACTTATACTTAATACTTGACACAAAAAAGACCCACCAGTTCCGCTTAGATGATTTACGCCAATAATATTTTGACTAAAATCTGGTTGAACATAATCAGAATCACCTGTAGGAAATTTTTCTAGAACTCCTACATTATCATCTAATCGCTGTTCCATAACAATTCTTTGATAACCATCAAATTTAGTAATTTCAACATCGTTATGAGAAGTTAAAAAATTAAAAAACTTCAAAAATTCATTAGTCATTTATGTCAAATCTTTAGTGTCTTGGTCTGCATAAATTTGTTTTGCAGCCTCTTGGAAATTTTTAAAGTGTCTAAGGTTTAAATCTTGCCAAGACAAATACATTTTTTTTAATATTTCTCTGTCAACTGGTTCAATTTCAAGATATTCAAACATAGCCAAAGCAGTATTAATAAATTTATCTTTGTTATAAAAATGCAAAAATGGAAACTCAAAATGTTTTTTATATTCAGTTCGTAAATGATTTTGCAATATTTTATGATATCTAATCACAGCATTAGTGTATTTTCTACCAGCTTGATTAAATCTTGTATTAGTAATATGATAAAGCCTATGCGTTAATAACTTTATCTCATCAGGAGTCATATCAAAAGAAATATGAACAAATTTATGCCATAGGTGTAAATCTTCAATATCAACATCATCTGTATGCATACGAAAAACTCTTGGATGCCAACGATCAATAAATGCTAAAAACCAACGAACAGTATCCTTTTCTTTGCTTTTAAGCATTTTTTCACTATATTCAGCACCAGATAAAGATGGACTTGCGCTTATAACTTGACAAATAAAAGTGCCGCCTGTGCCAGCAACATGATTTACACCAATTATTTTATCTTCATAATTTGGTGGTATAAGTTCACTTTTTCCCATAGGGAATGATTCTATAATTGACATCTTTGATTCCTGAGTTCCATACCAAGAAACAATATGATGATCAAATTCTCGTAAACCATGTATCCCTTCTACCTTTGTAGACATAAATTTGTAGAATTTATAAAAAGGATTGTCAATATCACTCATACATTTACTTAGAACCCAAACAAATTGTGTTAATATTTTTGCAAGTAAATATAGTGTGGAAGATATTGAAGCAACTTCTTGGCGCAATTCAAATACAAATGATTTGTGGGTTTTTGATAAACTTATCGTTGCGCGTAAGTTAGGTTATACTTGCGGACCTGCTGGCGTAGATGTGCCACAACCAGCCTTGTATATTACTAGACCATGCGTGAACATACCAGGTATGAGTCGTGGTGCTCGTTTTAGATTTTTACGAAAAAAGACACATCATTTGCCTACTGGACATTTTTGGTGCGAGATATTTAGTGGCAGACATTTGAGCGTTGATTATAAAAACGGCAAACAAATACTAGCAGTTGAAGGTTTTCGTGATAGCGGACCATTATGGCAGTTTTGTAAGTGGGAACGTGTTAGTGATGAACTACCGCTGCCAGAAATATTCAAAGAATTAATTGATAGATATGAATATATTAATATTGAATATATTGGCGGCAAGGTTATAGAAATACACTTTCGTCAAAATCCAGATTTTAAATATGGCAATACGGTAGCATATCCAGTGTGGCCAAAATACAATATTCATGATTTCTATCCAAATGTAGATTTTACAAAACTACAATTTGTAGAGGATCGTGAATATAAGCGTATTGGTTTTTATATTGATATGTGAAAAAATGATAGATAGTTATGTGCGGGTATGATGTAGAGGTAACCTGTCACCTTGCCAAGGTGAACTCGCCAGTTCGATTCTGGCTACCCGCTCCAAACTTTCCTCTTGACAAATAATTTAAATGTGGTAATGTAAAGATATTGGGACGGCTGCTCAGACGGCGGATGGGCATCGGACTGTAAATCCGACACATAGAAACGGAGTTGGTTCGAATCCAACCCGTCCCACCAAAGTTTATTGCGGCTGTAGAGAACCAGAAATCTCACCATCCTCATAAGTTGGAGATAGGGTGTGCAATTCACCCCGCCGCTTCCAAAATACCTCTGTGGAGTTAGGGTAAGATTAATACCGCACTTGGACTGCGGTGAATCTGGGGCAGCGCCAGACACGGAGACCAATATAAAAGACGGTAAGGCACAGTAAACAATCCGCAATGGCGATGGGATGTGTCACGGTGTGGGCGAAAGATGGGGGCTGCACACTGACTTATGAATTTTTGGATCGGTTACCGTAGTGGCGAACGGCCTAGGCTTTTAACCTAGTATACAAACATCATGGGTTCGAGTCCCATCCGATCCTCCAAAAAATATGGGTAGAGTATAAATATAATAAAAGGAAACTCTACCTATGCCAAGTAAAATAAAAAGTGTTTGTAAAAATTGCGGCGTTAATTTTACACATGGAAAAAGTTCATACGGAATATTTTGTAGTAATAAATGTAACGGTGAGTCAAAAACTAAAAAAGTATTAGAAGATTGGTTTAATGGAACAGATAAAGGGTATAAAGTAGGATTTAGAATTAAACCTGCTTTACGAAATTATTTGTTAGAAAAAAATAATTATAGTTGCTCCGAATGTGGATGGAATAAAGTAAACCCCAAAACAGGAAAGTCACCATTAGAAATAGATCATATTGATGGAGATTGTTCTAACAATAAAGAAGAAAATCTAAGAGTTCTTTGTCCAAATTGTCATTCTTTAACGCCAACATGGAAAGCATTAAACAAAGGAAATGGAAATAAAGAAAGCCATAGATATTCTGGTCTTATAAAATAGAACCCCACAGCGTTCACCAACCACCTATTTTGAAATTTAACTGCATATAAGTTTTATATAATGCAGCAATATCATTTTCGTTTATTGTTTCATATTCTAAAAACTGCAAGCAATTATTAACATTTGTAACAAAATCTTGTGAGTTTAAAAAAGTAGTAAGTTGAAAATTATAATAAGTTTTTTTATTATCTAAAAAACTAATTAATTCTTTTTCATATTTTATTTGTAGATCGGCTAATAAATCATTACTAACACTATTAACAATAAAGTTTTTTCTATATAACAACCACTTTGTTTCACGTTCAGTTAATTCATAATTTATGTAAACTATTTTATCGAATTGCAACCACTCATTAAATGTAAAGTAACGAGCATGTGCTGGATATAATTTTGGATGATGACCATCTTCATAGGTATCAAGCCAATCACTACCTTTTGGCACATAGTAAGATTTAAGATATTCTATATAATCATCACCATACAAACTGCGACTACAACTCAAAATTTTTGCTAAAAACTCACCGCCTGTTAATGGATAATATAATATAATTGCAGGATTACTATCTAAAACTTTATTGTGTTGATTTTCTAGTGGCACAAATGGCCATGTTGGATTATCACTCATACAATATTTAAGCCTACGTAGTTCAATGGATCAGAATATTGCGCTTCGAACGCAAGGGTTAGGGGTTCGAGTCCCTTCGTAGGCTCCAAAAAATAATACTTTACAGAATTGCAAAGTTGATATATATTAAGAATATAAGTTATGCTCAGTAGCACAATGGCAGTTGCGTTCGCCTGTTAAGCGAAGGGTTGCTGGTTCGAGTCCAGCCTGAGCAGCACAAGTGCCCTTGTTGTATAAATAGCAATAGGTAAGACTATTTTACAACAAGGGCACATTTAATGTTTTATACAATTTATAAAATTACAAACAAATTAAACGGTAAATATTATATCGGAAAACATCAAACCAAAGACCTTAATGATGGTTATATGGGTAGTGGCAAGTTGCTTAAAAGAGCAATTGAAAAGCACGGTTTAGAAAACTTTATAAAAGAAATTTTATATATATTTGATAATGAAAAAGATATGAATACCGCAGAAAAAAAATTAGTTATAATATCCGAAGAAACTTATAATTTATGTGAAGGCGGAAAAGGTGGATTCAGTTATATAAACAGCACTGGTAAAAACATTTATGAAAATCATGGAAAGTTATCAGCAAAAAACGCACAGGAAACAATAAAGAAAAGACGTGAAAATAATCCTGATTACAATAAAAAATTTAAAGACATGATGAAAAATAAATCTTTAGATGCAGTAATAAAACAAAAAGAAAAGTATCCTGAAGGTATATGGAAAAACAAAAAACATACAGAAGAAACAAAACAAAAGTTAAAAGGTCATACTCGCCAGACAGGTGAAAAAAATTCTCAATATGGTAAACCAAAGACGGAAGAACAAAAACAAAAAATAAGAGAATCTTTGGCTAAGACCAGAGCATTAAAAAAGTTGGTACAGCAAAATAATTAAAACGGCAGTGGAAAGAAATACCAGATACCATCTGCTAGAACAATCAAACCAATAATACCAACCGCAATGCTGCTATACCACAGTGCCATACTAACGGCAAGGATAGCAGTGGTTGAAAAGATAATAGCAATTTGAATTACTGTGCCTGCCATACCAAAAAACGGACTACGTTTTTTAGCACTATCACGGTCTGCTTCTAGTGCACGACCACGTGCCATAATTTCTTTTTTGCCTTCACCCTTTGGATCACTTTCAAGAACGTCAATATACTTTTGGTAATTGTCAACACGTGCTTGTAATGCTGGTTTCAAACTTGCATCTGTTTGTGGATCAGCAATTTGGACTTTTAAATCTTCAAGGTTTATTTGATACATGTTTTG